CTTCGCCGAACGGCTCATGACCTGCCTGTGTGAAGCGCTTCAAGACACGATCGGCGGAGCACCCTGTCAGTGCTCACTCCGGCCCGGCGTCGCGCCGCCACCGGCGGACATCTGCTGCTCCTGCGATGGCGGCCAGGGGCAGGCATCGGTCCAGATCACCGAGATTTTCCCCGTGGTCGCTGGGCGGTTCCCGACACGGGGGATCTCCGGCACGCTGTCCAACTGCGCGGACTACGAGTGGGCCGCCGAACTGACCATGACCGTGTACCGCTGTGTCAGCGTCGCCGACACCGACGGCTTCCCGTCGTTCGATGAGCTGATGGCCGACAGCCGGAAGATCGCCGACGACGCCCAGGCCATGCGCCGGGCGCTGTTGTGCTGCGACTGGCGCAACACTCCCCCACCCCCCGGACGCCAGCAGGGTGAGACGATGCCGATCGTGCCAGGCTCATGGAAGGCACGGGAACCACAGGGTGGTTGCGCGGGCGGGACCATGTCCGTGGTTGTGTCACTGGGTTCGGAGTGCTGCCCAGTTTGAAGGGTATTCTGTGACCCATGGATCAGGTGAGAATCCGCGCCGCCGTCGCAGCCCACGGCCTTGCGAAGAACGCCGAAGTTACCGTCGCCGCGACGCCGACGGTGGAAGGTGCCATCCGCAACGGTGTGTTCGTGGAGCTGGACCGCATCGCGGCCGAACCGCAGGACGGCGAGGATGACGAAACCCCCGTCCCGCCGGTGGAAGATGTGAACCTTCCCGACGCAACGGAGAAGCCGAAGACGGGGTCCACGCGCCGTCGTGGTTGAAGTCTTCGTCACGCTGAATCAAGGGGCGCTGGATCGGCTTCTCCGGCGGCCGGGCGGCCCCGTGTACGACAACGTGGTCAGCCGCGTGATCCGTGGCACCGACGCGCTGGCGACGGCGAGCTCGCCTGTGGACACAGGCTTTCTGCGGAACAATCGCTCTATCTCGATCGACGTCGGGCCGGGCTCCCTGGTCGGCTCCCTGACGTACCACGCGCACTACGCCTTGTTCGTCATGCGCGGTACCGGTATCTACGGCCCGTCCGGCACACCGATTGTCCCGAAGACCGCCGCGTATCTGGTGTTCCGGGGCCGGGATGGCGGCTTGGTCTACGCGAAGTCCGTCAAGGGCCAGCGGGCACAGCCGTTCCTGGCCGAAGCATTCCGCGCCGCATGCCCGTGGCCGGTCACCATCCATCCCCGATAGGACGATCACATGCGTTTCGAAATCGCGAAGAACGATGCCGCGAAGGCATCGGAGGACCAGGAATACGAGCTGATCGTCTTCCAGCTCCCCGACCGGTCCGGCGAGGGCGAAGAGGACTACGCGGCCATCCGGCCGAACGAAGAGCTGTTACTGACGCTCGCCCAGGACGTGTACCTCATCCAGGAATCGCCGGAGAGCGCGATCGACATTCTGAACCGAATCATGGTCCAGGCGTTCAACCCGAACGACCTGCGGGAAGCGCTGATCGAAGACGGCGGATACGCCGACGAGGACGGCACCGGGGACGGCGAACTGTCGGTTGCCGGGCTCGACCTGGCGCGATCGAACGCACGGCTGAGCTTCCGCCGCGCCAGTCGCCGTGACCCGCTCGGGGTGGAGACACTGGCTTCCGTCGCGGTCTGGCTGGTGGAGCGCTGGTCGGGAAAAGACACTGGGAAGCCGCGCGACTATCTGCCACCATCGAGCACCACTGGGCGAGCTTCGAAGCGGACCTCTTCCTCACGCAAGGGCTCGACCCGTTCGACCTCCTCCGGCAAATCCACTTCGCGCGGTTCCTCAACGTTGCGTACCACTGGCTGACACGCAACGCGGAGGAGAAGGCTCGTTTCAAGTTCGACGCTGCCCTCCAGCAGCCGCCACGCTGGGCGGACCCGGACGAGCAGGACGAACAGACCGCACGCGACAACGCCGCCGCGTTCATGGCCGCTGCATCCGCCAGCGGCCGAGGCGTGCGAAGTAGTATGTAGGCGCTGCTGAGCTTCGGGCCGGGCACCAAGCTGGAAGGTGTCCGGCCCGTGACGGCTGAAGTGATCGGTGAGGCTGAAGTCCTCATCACCGCCAACTTCAGCACGTTCGATGAAGAGCTGCGTGCGAAGCTGACCAACGCCGCACGCAAGGCCGGGAACGATGCCGAGAAGGCGCTGAAGCGCTCCGGCCAGCGTGGCGGCAAGGCGTTCGCTGACGGCGTCTCTCAGGCCGCGAACCGGGAGAAGGCACTGGACTCCATCCGGGCCTCTATTCAGCGCCTGGAGGCCGCAGCAGTCCGTTCTGGCAACGTACAGGCGGATGCCGCCGGGCGCGTCCGGGTCGCCGAAGAGAATCTCGCGAAGGTCAAGCAGAAGGCGGCCGGGGATTCCGCGCGGATTACCGCCGCTGAAGAGCGCCTTGCGAAGGCACGCCGGGACTCCGCACGCGCGGATGATCTGGCACGGGTGGCCACGCAAGGATTGCTGGCCGCCCGGCACAAGCTGGAAGTGGAGTCCACCAAGCCGCTGTCCCTGTTCGGTGGGGGTGACGGGGGCAAGGGTGCGGGCAGGGCAGGGGAGGACGCGGGGAATTTCTTCTCCCGTGCGTTCCGCGCCGCCGCTGCGCGCGGGATCGGCCGAGGGTTGTTCACAGGTCTGGTCGCCAGTGCTGGCGGCTTGGTGACCGCCCTCTCTCCGTTGTCCACGTTGCTCGGTGGTTCCGCCGCTGCCTTGATCGCGCTGGCCGGAGCCATCTCCCAGGCGTCCGGCGCGGCCATCTCCCTGGCTGGCGTGCTCGGGTCGCTCGGTCTGGCCGCTGTCGCACTCAAGGTCGGCTTCTCCGGGTTCGGCGACGCGGTGAAGGCGCAGAGCACCGCCCAGGCTGAACTGGCCCGCACCGGAAAGATCTCCACGGCTACCCAGGAGAAGCTGGACGCCGCGCTGAAGGGGCTGGCTCCGTCGGCGCGCGCCGTCGTGAAGGAACTAGGCGCGATGGCCCCGGCCTGGAAGGCGGTCCAGCGGTCTGTCCAACAGAACCTGTTCACCGGGATCAGCACAGCGATTGCGAATCTCGGGAATCGCTTCCTGCCGATCCTGACCACGCAGCTCGGTACGACGGCGACCGTACTAGGCCAGGCTGCACAGGGCTTCGTGCGGTTTCTCGACACGTCTACGCGAGCCGGGCAGATCAGCTCCATTTTCACCGGCCTGAACGGCATCCTGAAGACCTTCCTGGGACCGCTGACCACGATCTCCGGAGCGTTCTTGAACGTCTTCCAGGCGTCGCTCCCGTTTGCACTCCAGCTCGCCAACGTGATGGCGTCGTTGACTACCCGTTTCGCCGCGTTCATCAACCAGGCTGTGGCCAGCGGGTCCTTCAACACCTTCATGCAAACCGCCATGACCCTGGCTGGGAGCCTCTTCAAGCTCCTGGGCAACATCGGCTCGATCATCGGCTCCGTGTTCGCTGCCGGAACGGCGACCGGCGGCAACCTGCTGGTCATCCTGCAGAACATCACTGGTCAGTTCGCGCTGTTCCTGAAGTCGGCCGCCGGGCAGCAAGCGCTGGCGTCGTTCTTCGGTCTGATCGGCCAGGCGGGGCAAGTGGTCGTCGGCGTGTTCAAGACCCTCTCCCCGCTGCTGTCCGGGATCGGTGCCCTGTTCCAGTCGCTCCAGGGGCCGATCAAGGTACTGGGCGCGGCCCTCACCGGCGTGTTCGGCATGCTGGCCACAACTCTAGGTAGTGCCCTCGCTCAGCTCGGCCCGATCCTGGGTCAGCTCGTGGTCGCTCTCGCGCCAGTGGTAACCATCCTGGGCGGGGTACTGAACGGCGCGCTCCAGGCCATCATTCCGCTGATCCTCACCATCGTGCAGGCGTTCGTTCAGCTCGTGCCAGCGCTCGCCCCGATCGTCCAGATTCTCGGTGTCGCCCTGACCACCACGCTGTCCCAGCTCTCCGGTCTGCTCGTCCAGATCGTTCCGGTACTGGCGCAGTTCATCGCCGCGATCGCCGCTGGGCTTCAGCCTGTGTTGGCCGCCCTCCAGCCGGTACTGGCATCTCTGATCACGTCGTTCGCTCAGATCGTCGTGGCGCTGCTGCCGGTCCTGACCAGCCTGCTGCCGCTGGTTCCGGCGGCTGCCCAGCTCAGTCTGGCCTTCGCCAACCTGGTTATCGCGCTGCTGCCGCTGGTGACCTCCATCCTCGCTTCACTGGCATCCCTGCTGGTCGTGCTCGCGCCGTACATCGCGCAGTTGGTCCCACCACTCGTTGCCGTGATCACCCAATTCGCCGAGCTGGTAAGCAAGATCGCTCGCGTGGTGGCCGTCATCGCCAGCTTCGTGGCGTCGGCCATCGAGAAGTTCGCCCAGCTACGTAACCAGGGCATCGCCGCGATCGCGGGGCTGGTCTCTGGAGTCATCTCGTTCTTCTCCGGGCTACCCGGAAGAGTGTCGGCCGCCATGACCACCTTCGCGTCCGCCGTCCAGCGCAAGCTGGATCAGGTGGTGCAGTTCTTCCGGGCGTTGCCGGGCAAGGTGGCGTCGGCGGTCGCCGGGCTGGCCAGCGCACTGTTCGCCGCTGGGTCGCAGGCCGTCGCCGGGCTCGTGAACGGAATCAAGTCGAAGGCCGGTGAAGTGCTGGCGGCCGCGCAGGATCTGGCGGGGAAGGTGAAGTCCGGGATCGGTAACGCGCTGAAGATCTTCTCTCCGTCGCGTGTCACCACCCTGCAAGGTCAGCAGGCGGGACAGGGTCTCGCGAACGGTCTGCTGAACAAGGTTCGTGCTGTCGGCCGGGCGGCTACCGACCTGGCCAACGCCGTACCGGCCGCTGTCGGGAAGGCGCTCACAAAGATGAACTCCTCCCTGATCAGCTTGTCCAACTCGCTGCCCGCCGGAGCGAAGCGCCGTATCGATGCCGTAGTGACGGCGGGCAAGTCGCAGTTCGACGCACTGGCGAAGGCGTCGGCCGCCCTGGACGTGAAGATGAAGGCCGGGCAGTCGAAGCTCCAGGATCTGCTCCAGAAGAGCCAGCAGCTCGCCCAGAGCGTTGCCCAGAGTGTCCTGGCCACCGGCAATATCGCCCAGGGGCAGGACACGTCCTTCCAGGGCATCGTGTCCCGGCTCCAGACGGCAGTTACGAACGCCCGGCAGTTCACGAGGGTCATCGCCGCACTGCAAAAATCAGGGCTCAACTCCACGTCGCTCCAGCAGATCATCGATGCCGGACCAGACACAGGCGCGGCCATCGGACAGTCCCTGTTGAACGCGGGCCGAGCTGGAATCACGCAGGTGAACAAGCTCCAGACTCAGCTCCAGACCGCTGCGAACCAGGCCGCGAATTCGGCGAGCAACGCGATCTTCGGCAAGGGCATCGCACTGGCGCAAGGACTCGTGCAGGGGCTGGCACGCCAGAAGGCCAGCCTGGACAAGCAGATGACCCGGCTCGCGGACGTGCTGGTGCTGCGGGTCCTGAAACTCCTCCAGTCGCTCAAGCTACCCGGCGTCAACACCCTGAAGATCCCCGGTCTGAAGGACGGCGGGGTGGTGCAGGGCAAGGGTGCTGCGGGCATGCTGGCCCGCGTCGGCGAGTACGGCCGGAAGGAAGCAGTGATCCCGCTGGAGCGCCCGAAGCGTGCTCGTGAGCTGATGGACTCCACCGGCTTGTCCGCGCTGGTTGCCGGTGGCAATGGCAGCAAGTCGAAGACCGTAGAGGTTCCGATCCATGTTGCGGGCAACGTCATAGACTACGACGCGTTGGTGGAACACCTGGAGAAGGTGTTCCGGAAGTACGGGCTGGTACCGAAACTGGGAATCGTGACTGCGGGGGGTGCGCTCTAGTGGCGGTCCAGTCCTGGCTGTGCCTGGGCGGCATCGAGCTGACCAGCTCGTGCCGATCGAGCGTCTACGCCACCAATGGTTTCCGCCCACACGACGTGCAGATCAACGCGTGCGGATGCTGCGGGACACCTGCCCAGTGGGCTACCGCGATGGATGATGCGCCGTACACCAACCCGACGGCCGACGACGCGCCTTGGTACTCCACCAGTGAACCGACCTCCGGCGATTTCGGCGGTTTCTTGGTAACCGCTGTTGAGGGGCTCGGCGCGGGACCGATCACCCGAAATCTGATCAAGCGCGCCAACGGCCGGGGCTCGTTCCTGGGTCCCGCCGTCCAAGAATCGCCGACGATCACGGTCATCGGCATTCTGTTCGGCAAGACCTGTTGCTCCGTGGACTACGGCTTGCGCTGGCTCGGGACGGTGCTCCAGGGCTCGTGCGGTAACGACTGTGACGGCGACGAGTTTTCCTTCCTGGACTGCTGCCCAGACTTCACCGCAAGCCCGTTCGCCGACCTCACGCCGCATCTGCGGTATCTGGAAGGCGTCAAGCTCGTCGCATCACCGAAGGTCACGGCTCGATACGGCTCGTGCTGTGGGGACTGCAACGGCACGGCGTACATGGAGATTCAGTTCCAGCTCGCCGCGTCGGCCCCGTGTGTGTACCGCGATCCGGTGACGCTGGCCACAGACCAGCTCTTCAACGCGGTGGACCCGACAGACTGCGACATCACGTGGGTGCTACTGGCCGACGGCCAGACCTGCCCCGACGACACCTGCCCGGAACCAGTGGACTGCACGCTGGACCCGTCGTGCGTGTCGTTGCCCGCACCTCCGAAAGCACCCGTGCCGTTCAACCCCTGCATCTGCACGTCGTTCAACACCCGCCAGGTTGTCGTGGAGATCCCGGCCGGAAGCATTCCGGAGTACACCGAGGGCTTGCCGGTGGTGGTCGTGAAGTCCGGTTCCAGTGAGCTACGTCAGGTCCGGGTCCGGTTCTGGCTGGCCAACGACGGCGAGACGATCGATGACCTGGACAACTGCGACACCTGCGGAGAGGTCACGCTGTCGCGCATCCCGGCCAGCTCGTCGTTCACCTTCGACGCCAAGCATCGCCGGTCCACCATCCAGTGCCCCGGCTCCGCCGTCACCGATGCCACCCCGCTGATGGGCTCGGCCGGTGGACGGTTGCCGATCGAATGGCCCGAGATCGCGTGCGCTGGTGCGCGGTTCCTGCTGTCCGTGGAAGCCGACTCCAACAGCGTGGCGCTGGACGCGTCGGTCAGCCTGGATATCGTCCCGGCCGAGTGCTACGGGTCGGTGGCCTGATGGCGTGCCGCCTGGGCTCGTGCCGGGCCGACAGCTACCGGGTGATCGTACGCGACCGCAGCGGGCCGGAGATCGTGGAGCTAGACTTCACGCAGCTCGACTGGGACCGGCGGCTGTCCGGGATCTCGGAAGCGACGGTCCAGATCCCGGCGGGGTGCTGCGACCGGCTGGCCGACGTGTGGCCCTGGCGGCATGAGCTGGCCATCAGCCGGGACGGGGAAGAGGTCTGGACAGGACCCGTCCGGGTGCTGCCCTCCTGCACGTCCGGGAATTTGCTGAAGGCAACGGACATGCTCGGCTGGCTGGAGAAACGCGTGATCCACAACGATCATGACTGGACCGCGCTGCCCGGCATCGGCTCCGTACCGGCCGCTGTGGAGCTGATCAATGACGGCTTCGCACCGGATGATCCGAACGTCTTGGCGTACCTCTACAGTGTCGGCGACGGCGTGATCGGAGGACGTTCGTACCTTGCCAACAGCAAGTATGTGATTGACGCGCTGAACGACCTGGCGAAGGGCTCG